ACGCTTAACAGCTAAAAACCAGAAGACAGAGAAGGAATCGAAGGGGAAAAGAAAAAGTAACACTTCTACAATGGATCCTGAACAAGTAGTTTTCAAGTCTCGGAAGGAAATTGTCGTGTTGAGACCAGAGGTGATATCGGATCAGTATGAATACAAATACCCTGCGATAGAGAACAAAGAGAAGCCTACAATAACTCTACAAAAAGCCCCTGATCTGAACATAGCATACAAATCTGTTTTGTCAGCATTCAATACTGCCCGTCTGGACCAGGAAGATGTTTGTTCATATTTAGCCGCTGCAATGAGGATTTTTGAGGGCAACTGTCCAGAGGATTGGATAAGCTACGGAATCATAATAGCCAAGAAAGGAGAAACTATTAACCCCGGACACCTAGTAAATATAAAACGGACTGAGCAAGAAGGAAACTGGGCACAAGTTGCAGGAGCTGGTGTAATTAAAGATCCTACTGATGCTGAGCATGCATCATTGGTTGGCCTTCTGTTGTGCTTGTATAGGTTAAGTAAAATAGTGGGTCAAAACACAGCAAATTACAAAACTAATGTTGCAGACCGGATGGAACAAATTTTTGAAACTGCACCATTTGTGAAGATTATAGAGCATCACACCTTGATGACTACTCACAAGATGTGTGCAAATTGGAGTACAATCCCTAATTTCAGATTCTTAGCTGGGACTTACGATATGTTTTTCTCTAGGATAGATCATCTCTATGGAGCTATCAGAGTAGGAACCGTTGTAACAGCTTACGAAGATTGCACCGGATTGGTTTCTTTCACAGGATTTCTTAAGCAGATAAATCTTACTGCAGGAGAAGCTATGCTGTACTTTTTCCACAAGAACTTCGAGGAAGAGTTTAAGAGAATGTTCAAGCCTGGTCAAGAAACGGCTACCCCTCACTCCTACTTCGTGCATTTCAGGTCTTTAGGACTGAGTGGGAAATCTCCTTACTCATCTAATGCGGTTGGTCACATGTTTAACTTGATACATTTTGTGGGGTGCTACATGGGTCAGATCAGATCTCTAAATGCAACTGTCATTCAGACATGTGCACCTCATGAAATGTCGGTTTTGGGAGGTTACTTAGGAGAGGAATTCTTTGGGAAAGGAACATTCGAGAGAAGATTCTTTAGAAACATTGAAGAAATGAAAACCTATGAAGAGTTAGAAGAAAGACGAGTCGAGGCAGCGCTAGAAGACGACGGCACTGTTGATTCTGGGGAAGAAGACGATTGGACAGGGGAGTCTAGATCCCCAGAGGCGGTGTTTAATCGCATCATGGTAAACAAAGGAAGATTGCGTCCTCATCACATCAAGAGGTTTAGAAACGTCAGTGCAAATCATCAGGCAAGACCGAATTCTTTTGCAGAATTCCTTTCTAAAGTATATTCTGATACATCATGAGATCAGATGAGAAGAGCTCTTTTTGAAAAAAACATCAACACTTCTCCACTTCACCTAGCATCCATCATGAGCAAGAACCTTATAAGACCGAGTGACATCAGGGCCGGGCTGCAGGATATAGAGATGGCGGAGGATACAGTCAACTTGGTTTATCAAAACCTGATGAGTGATCAAGCCCATTTAAGAGAGGACCCTATAGACATCAAGACTCTTCCCGAACATTTTCAAGGAATTTCATTGAAGGGAAATGAGGGGAATACAGCTGATCGCCAGGAAGAAGAAGAGTATGAGGATGATACAGAGTCAGAGGACATTGACCCCATGGAAGAGCTTCAAGATTTCCTAGATGATTTGGGATCTCAGATCTTGTCCAGATTAAAGAAGGGAGATAAAATCAAGAAAATATGGCCAGGGGCCTCTCTGTCCATACAGAATTTTGTTAAAACAAAATTCCTCTCCAAAATATCAGATGCGGTTTGCGAAGACAAATTTTCTCAGACTGATCCAATAATGTCGTTTTGTGAAGGCTCAACAATTCCTTCAGAAAGCCTAGAATATGAGAAGGAAGTAGAGATGAGAGATGACGAGTCGAATCAGTGTTGCTCAGAACTGCATGAAGATGAAGAAGTTGAAGCAGAGATTGCTCATCAAGTGGGAGAAAGCTTTGCTAAAAAATACAAGTTCCCTTCAAGATCATCTGGGATCTTCTTGTGGAACTTTGAACAACTAAAGATGAATTTAGATGATATCGTTAAGACTGCACAAGAGGTTCCGGGAATCATAGAATGGGCTAGGGAGGGGAAAAACCTCCCTTTAAGAGGTATACTAGGGTATGTGGGTCTTAAACACTCTAAACGGTTTCAATTGCTGGTTGATCAAGATAGAATGTCCAATTTAATTCAAAAAGATCTCGATTCATACTCTGTCAAAAAATGACTCTGATCCAGAAAGTACTCAGATCAATAGTTCAGCACACTTCATACATGAAAAAAACGTTAACATCACTCATTATGGAGTTTTTTAGAAAGTTGATGAGAAATTGTAAAGACGACAGTTCTTCTAAAGAGGCTACTGCTCCTGTGTTGCCTGAGGATGATGACATATGGATCCCCCCCCCTGAATACGTTCCCTTAAGTGATATTACAGGCAGTTCTAGCTCAAGAAACTTCTGTATCAACGGAGAAGTCAAGATTTGCAGCCCTAACGGATATTCATTCAAAATAGTTCGTCATATCCTAAGATCTTTTGAAGGAGTGTATTCTGGTAACAGACGAATGATAGGACTCGTCAAAATAGTTATAGGGTTAACTCTATCTGGGAGTCCGATCCCTGAAGGGATGAATTGGGCATACAGATTCAGGAGAACTCTTGTCTTTCAGTGGAAAGATAGCGCTGGGCCGTTAGAGGGAGAGGAGCTTGATTACTCACAGGAGATTACCTGGGAGGATGACAATGAATTTGTCGGATTACAGATAAGAGTGAGTGCTAAACAATGTCATATCACAGGGAGATCTTGGTGCATAAACATAAACTCTAGAGCTTGCCAGTTCTGGGCAGATATGCAACTGAAGACCAAGCAATCTGAAGAGGATGGAAATACCTCTGTTCTTCTAGAGTGAAATATAAATTAACCATGTCGGCAGTTAACAGACTCAGATCAAGTGAGCAATAGAACAAACAAGCTAGTGCCCTCATCAAGCTGCACAATGACACCTTCTTCCTGTTCTTATACTCTTCGAGACATACTTTGTTTTGGATGCATAACAATGTGAAAAAAACTAAGATGGTAATCGACAGTATCAACATCTCTCATCATCTTAAGTAAGAGATGGCTCAGTTGGTCACTTTGGTGCTGAACGGATTGTCCCTTTTGACAGGGCCAGGCATATTTCCAATGTATACAATCCCTGAAGGGCTGGGTCCCTGGACTCCGATTGATTTATCTCATCTGAAGTGTCCTGACAATACATACTTTGCAGAAGAGGGCTGCAATGAGGGCAGCAAGGTGTCTTACTTAGAACTGAAGCCTTCTTTTCATTCTCAAAACAAAGTACAGGGATTTACCTGTACAGGGATAATCAACATGGCAACCACATACACCAATTTCGTTGGTTATGTCACCACCACTTTTCAGCGGTCCCACTTCATCCCCAACCAGAGGGATTGTCGTCAAGCTAGAGAGTGGAAGAAGGAAGGGGACCCAAGATACGAAGAGTCATTGACCACTCCTTATCCCGACTCTAAATGGTTGAGAACAGTCACAACCTCCAAGGAATCATGGCTGATATTGGATCCTGCAGTGGTTGAGATGGACATCTACAACAAGACAATGTTTTCTCCAGTCCTTCGGAATGGATACTGCAACTTTTCTCCAGAAAATCCAGATTTTTGTGAGACAAATCATCAACACTCCATTTGGATTCCGGAAGATGAGGGACGAGGAATTACATGTGACATCTTCCAAGCGAGTACTGGTATATTACTGAAAAATGGAAGCAAAGTCTGCGGTTTCCAAGATGAAAGAGGATTATTCAGAAGCATAAAGGGTGCATGCAAAATGATAATCTGTGGAAAGTCTGGGGTCCGACTATATGATGGGACATGGGTGTCTTACAATTCTGTTGATAACCTCAGGATGTGTTCCAGATCAAAAATGGTGAACAAACACACAGTTAAATTGGATAATATAGAAGAGTCCATTGTGAGAGATCTTATTAAGAAGCGTGAAGAGTGCCTAGATGCTCTAGAAGAAGTCATGTTGACTAGATCTATAAGCTTCAGAAAGTTGAGTCTCTTTAGAAAGCAAGTTCCAGGAAGAGGGTATGTTTACACTATGATAAACAATACAATGATGGAGGCAACAGGGCATTATAAATCAGTGGATAACTGGACAGACATTCTACCTAACCCAATCTGCCTTATGGTGGACGGCAAGTGTCATCCAGGTTATGATGGTGTATTATTTAACGGTATCATAAGAGACAGTAGAGGCAAAATACTAATTCCAGAAATGCAATCACATCTACTCCGAGACCATCTGGAGTTGCTCAAGAGAAATTCCATTCCCTGGAGACACCCTCTTGTGCACTATTCTGAAAATGGGGAAGATGGCTCAGATCTTACCAGCTTTGCTCAGCTATACATAAAAGACCCTCATTTGTCTGTTTCTGACATAGATATAGGATTTCCTTCATGGAAGAAGTATTTGATGATTGTGGGGGGAGTGTTGATAGGACTAATTGTCTTCTGGTTCTTGGTCAAGTTGTTGTTTAGAGTATGTTATACTGTTAAGAGGAAAAGGCTTCGTGAGGGTTCTATGAATGAGACATCCAGTGGCCCTGTCATTCGGACTTCTGGTGACAAACAGCTTTCGTGGGAATCTTACAAGAGTTCTGCATTCTAGTGGGTTTTTGTGTAGAGTGTTACATGGGCTTCAGCCCTTAGAAAAAGGGCCGACCAATCACTGCCTCTAAAAAAGTTACATTGCCAAAAGCATTCTTGGATCCAGCGCTTCTCCGGGTCATTTCTCAGGCCAGTAACCGTTAAAGATCATCCGACCAATCATGTCGGATCCTTCACCCTAGAGAGCATCGCTTCTTATCCGAACCTCCCTCTTCATGATGCTAGATGAACACACTCTGTATTTATTCTTGATTCTACTCATGAACTTCAAATCATGTATCTCTGTTTCCCTCTCTGCTATATCTATAAGTATCTACTAAGTTTTATCATCATATCTTCTTGCGGTAATCAGGGTAAATCTCTAAAAGAGAACTTATGAACTGCTGCAACTATCTAACTCATGTTGTAACATGAAAACACTACATTAAATATGGGCTGGTTTTTTACTGCAAATCATTTAAGAGACTTGTCTCCAGAAATTTCTATAACATCAGTGAAAAAAACAGCAGAAGAAGACCAATGATTTCATGAACAGAAAGTTCAACATCACTCCCTCTCACAAACTAGATCATGGACTGGTCAGAGGTGATAGATGACCCGGAAGATCCATTCAGTTTGGATGAAGAATCTTGTTCTGTTGATGTCCCTCCAAACATTCTCAGAACTTCCGACTATAATTTAAACTCCCCCCTGTTAGAGGACCAAAGTTTGCTGATGATTGAGTGGTTAAAAACTGCCAACAAACCATCTAGGCTCAGACACTCTGAAGGGTTACTGAGATCTTACAAAACTCTAAAAGATTGCCTCAAGAAAATAGATTTGGACTCCTTGAGATATGGAGGTCAAGGAGCTAAATTAGCTTTTAAGAGATGGGTCACGCACAACTATGTAGAGTCTACTCGAAACAGGAAGATGTTTATGGATCTTAGAGAGTTTTATCAGAAACTGGAGCCTATAGAAACTATTACGAATAGATTTCTAGAGAGGAGAGGTTTGCAGTGTCCTTCTTTAGGGATACTAGAAAGCTTCAAGACTTTAAGCCCTGACTCAGCTCTCGGAAGATATTTCGTCAATGTTTATGCATCTTATCTTGTCTTTCATGTTATAATGCTCTATATGAACTCTCTAGATTGGGATGAAGAAAAAGCCATTATCGCCTTATGGAGGTCCTTCTTGGATTATAACTCCAGGACCAACTCTGTGTCAGTAAAAGACTTGCTGTGGGGGAGGATGGTGGTCACTAAAGAATACGTTCTGATGCTAGATATCAGCTGCTTGTTTGATAGGAATTTCATGCTCATGTTGAAAGATACTTTTTTATCCAGATTCAACTCTTTGTCAATATTATTGTCTCCTCCGGATTCTCTTTACTCAGCAGACTTCTCTGAGTCCTTGTGTGACTTGTATAATGTGGGAGACAACATCATAGCAGAATGTGGGAACGCTGGTTATGATATCATAAAAATGCTTGAACCGTTTGTAGTCAACAAACTTGTGAAAAGTGCTGAAGAATTTCGCCCAATGATTCCAAAATTGGGAGATTTTCCCGAATTCATTAAAGACAAGACTCAGCAGTTGATTGGCACCTTTGGTCCTGTGGCCAATTTCTTTTTTTCAAAATTGGAGCAATACAATAACATCCATGATTTGGTTTTTGTGTACGGATGTTACAGACACTGGGGTCACCCCCATATTGATTACAGAAAGGGGTTGTCAAAATTGTATGATCAAGTCCATATGAAAAAGTCAATAGACTCCAGGTATCAAGAAAGTCTAGCGAGTGACCTAGCCAAGAAGATTTTGAGGTGGGGATTTGACAAATACTCTAAATGGTACGTTGATGTTAAAAAGGTCCCCTTACATCATCCTCTTAGATCTTATATATTGACTCAGACATGGCCTCCAAAACATATAGCAGATATGATAGGGAACACTTGGCATGAACTGCCCATAACTCAACTGTTTGACATCCCAGAGTCTATGGACCCATCAGAGATATTGGATGACAAATCACACTCATTTACGAGAAGCAAACTGATAGCATGGTTGAGTGAGGGAAGAGGAGGACCAGTTCCAAGTGAAAAGGTGATCATAACTGCTCTGTCTCAGAACCCTGTGAATCCAAGAGAGTTCTTAAAGAGAATTGATGATCATGGATTAGACCCTGATGATTTGATAATAGGTTTGAAACCCAAGGAAAGAGAATTAAAGATTGAAGGCAGATTTTTTGCTTTGATGTCATGGAATTTAAGGCTTTACTTTGTCATAACAGAGAAGTTGTTGGCTAATCATATCATACCACTTTTTGACTCTCTCACTATGACAGACAATTTGAACAAAGTCTTTAAGAAGTTAATAGACAGAGTGACAGGTCAAGGACTCACCGACTACTCTAGAGTGACCTATGCTTTTCATTTGGACTACGAGAAGTGGAACAATCATCAAAGAATGGAGTCAACAGAGCATGTTTTCCAGGTTTTAGACAAAGTCTTCGGCCTAAAAAAAGTCTTCTCTCGAACGCATGAGTTTTTTCAAAAATCGTGGATCTACTACTCTGAAAGATCTGATCTGATAGGCATATGGGGGAACAAAATATGTTGCTTAGACATGAGCGAAGGCCCCACCTGTTGGGACGGACAAGATGGAGGCCTTGAGGGTTTGAGACAAAAGGGATGGAGTCTCGTGAGTCTCTTGATGATAGATCGTGAATCTCAAATAAGGAATACAAGAACCAAGATTCTAGCTCAAGGAGACAACCAGGTCTTATGTCCAACTTATGTGGTGTCACAAGGGTTGAATGAGGACGGTCTAAAATATGAGTTGGAGAACATATCTAGAAATGCCTTGTCCATTTATAGAGCAATAGAGGAGGGAGCAAGGAAGTTAGGCCTTATCATTAAAAAAGAGGAGACTATGTGTAGTTATGATTTTCTAATATACGGGAAGACACCTTTATACAGAGGCAATATATTGGTTCCTGAATCTAAGAGATGGGCAAGAGTGTCTTGCATATCAAACGATCAAATCATTAGTCTTGCTAACATCATGTCTACAGTATCTACCAATGCTTTAACAGTCGCCCAGCATTCTCAATCTCTGGTAAAACCTATAAGAGACTTTCTTATGATGTCCGTTCAGGCAGTCTATCATTACTTTCTGTTCAGTCCTATTCTCAAGAGTCGAGTTCACTGCATCTTGAATCTATCTCATGAGAGGTTGTTACTTGCCATGTCCAGAATCATATTTCTTGATCCTTCATTAGGAGGGGTTTCTGGAATGTCTTTAGGAAGGTTTCATATCAGACAATTCTCTGACCCGGTGACTGAAGGTTTATCTTTTTGGAAAGAGATATGGGAGTGCTCATCTGAAGAGTGGATACTTTCTCTTTGTCAAGAGGCTGGAAACCCAGATATAGGAGAAAGGACACTGGAAAGTTTTACAAGGTTGTTAGAGGATCCTACCACCCTGAATATTAGAGGGGGGGCCAGTCCTACTATTCTCCTAAAGGAAGCCATAAGACAGGCCCTTTATGATGAAGTCGACAAAGTCTCAAACTCTGAGTTCAGAGAAGCTATAATATTGTCCAAGACACATAGAGACAACTTTGTTTTGTACTTGAGATCGATTGAGCCCCTTTTTCCTAGGTTCTTGAGTGAACTCTTCAGCTCATCTTTCCTTGGAATACCTGAATCTATCATCGGACTCATTCAGAATTCTAGGACCATTCGTAGACAGTTCAGAAAGAGCTTGTCTCGTACGCTGGAAAAATCCTTTTACAAGTCTGAATTGAGTGGTCTTGAAAAGATGGCTCAAATGGGGCAGAGAGTCGGGACTGTCTGGAAATGTTCTGCTGAAAGGGCAGATAGGCTTAGAGAGATATCTTGGGGAAGGAAAGTGGTAGGGACTACAGTTCCGCATCCTTCAGAGCTGTTAAGTTTGACCCCCAGATCTTCCATAAGTTGTGGATGTAGAATCCAGGATGTCCAGAAACCTAGAGTCTCAGTGTCCGTTCTTCCTTCCTTTGACAATCGTTTTGTATCTAGAGGGCCTCTCAAAGGATATTTGGGATCTTCAACATCTGTGTCGACTCAGCTATTTCATGCTTGGGAGAAGGTGACTAATGTACATGTAGTGAGAAGAGCGCTATCGTTGAAAGAATCTATCAATTGGTTCATAGAAAGGGATTCAAACTTGGCAAAAACTATAATAAGGAACATAAAGTCCTTGACAGGGCCAGAGTTTGAGATAGATGAGATTCCCTTGTTCAAAAGAACAGGGTCTGCCCTCCATCGATTCAAATCTTCCAGATACAGCGAAGGAGGTTACTCTTCAGTGTGTCCCAATTTGTTGTCTCATATCTCAGTCAGTACAGATACCATGTCTGAGCTGACACATGATGGAAGGAATTTCGACTTCATGTTCCAACCGTTGATGTTGTATTCTCAGACATGGACTGCAGAGCTTGTTCAAAGAAATCTGAAGCTTCGAGACTCTACATACCACTGGCATCTCAGATGTAAAGATTGTGTGAGACCAATTGACGATGTGGTGCTAGAATGTCCAAAGATCTTTGAATTCCCAGATATTTCAACCCGAATTTCTAGGATGGTATCCGGCGCCGTGCCAGAATTCAAGAAATTACCAGAGGTTAGTTTGAAGCAGGGCAATCTCAGCATGATGAGCAATGAAGACAAATCATTCCATATTGGGACAGCTCAAGGATTGTTATACTCTATTCTTGTGGCTATTCATGACCCAGGATATAATGACCACTCTATTTTTCCCGTGAATATATACTCTCGACTATCCCCAAGAGGATATTTGAGGGGATTGGCTAGAGGCATTCTGATAGGGTCATCCATCTGCTTCTTAACTAGAATGACCAAGATTAATGTGAATCGTCCTTTAGAGTTGATGTCCGGAGTGATCTCTTACATATTACTTAGACTGGATTCCCATCCAAGCTTATATGTTATGTTGAGAGAGCCTCTTATAAGATCAGAGATATTCTCTATCCCTCAGAAGGTTCCTGCAGCTTACCCTACAACAATGAGAGAAGGCAATCGGGCAGTCTTAAGTCACTTGCAATATACGTTAAGATATGATAAAGACAGTTTGGTTGATGGCTCTGGATCAAACTGGTTGTGGGTGTTTTCTGACTTTAGAAGTTCTAAGATGACATACCTGACATTGATCACATATCAGACTCATCTGTTATTGCAAAAGGTAGGAAAGAACCTGTCTAAGAAAATGAAATCTGATCTCAGACAGCTTAGCTCTCTCATGAGACAAGTACTGGGAGGCCAGTCAGATATGTCAATGAAAGATGTGGACATTGATCAAAGAGTCATATGTGATGCTATCCACAGAGTGAAATGGATCGATCAAGAAGTCAGACATGCAGCCAAAGAACTGCATAGATCTGAAGACTCGCCATCATCAGTCTTCAGGAGATCTAGTCAATCTGAATGGGTTTGTTCTTCTCAACAGTTAGCCATCACGACTTCTGCCAACCCCTCTCATCCGTCTCCCATAGATGTCAAGGCAATCAGCAAAAAGTTACAAAATCCTCTGATATCTGGACTGAGGGTAGTGCAGTGGGCTACAGGAGCACATTATAAAATAAAGCCTATACTGAATTCTTTGCAATTTGAACCAAAGCTTTGTTTGGTGGTCGGAGATGGGTCAGGAGGAATATCTAGATGTATTTTACAATTTTTCCCCGGAACCAAGCTTGTCTTTAACAGCCTTCTCCAGCTAAACGACATGATGGCTTCTGGGACACATCCTTTGCCTCCCTCTGCTTTATCCCATGGAGGAAAGAGCCTTACAGATAGAGTTGTTGATTTCGAACTCATCTGGGAGAAGCCGTCTGATCTCAGAAACTCAGTGACCTGGAATTACTTCAGAGATGTCCAGAGAGATCTGTCTACGAATTTCGACTTGATTGTATGTGATGCAGAGGTCACTGACATATCATCCATGAACAGAATAGCCTTTCTCCTTTCAAATTTTATACTGTCTATAAAAAGCCCTTTGACCCTGATATTTAAATCCTATGGAACTATGTTAGTAAACCCAGATTATAAAGCACTCAATTATCTTTCTCAGGTATTTCCTAACATGAGTGGAGTGATCACACAAACAACGTCTTCTTTCTCCTCAGAACTCTATTTGCTTTGTGCAAAATCAGGAGATTTTTACAAAGAAACAGAATATATCACTGCCTCATCCATCAGAGAGCTAAGTCTTGTTTTATTCAATTGTAGAAGTCCGAAAAGTGAAATGACAAGAGCCAGATCACTGAACTACAAAGACCTTATAATGGGCTTTCCTCCTGAAATAATCTCTAACCCTTTCAATGAAATGATCATAACTCTAATAGACAGCGAGGTGGAGTCCTTTTTGGTTCACAAGATGGTAGATGACTTAGAACTGACTCGAGGAAGTCTACAAAGGTTAGCTAGAATCTTAGCCATTGTAGTAGTATACTCAAATAGAGTCTTTAATGTGTCCAAGCCTCTGACAGGCCAAAAGTTCATCCCTCCTTCAGATCCTAAGTTGTTAAGGCATTTCAACATCTGTGCAAGTACATTTCTCTTTTTAAACTCCTTGATAGGAGACATTGAAGGCTTCTCCAGACTACACTTCCTTTATAACGAAAAGATATCATATTACTTTAAGAAACAAACTCATAAAGGCAAGGTCTATCTGGTTTGGAGCTGGTCGAACGAAAGTCCAACATGTAAACAAGTTGCATGCAACTCCATGCTAAGCCTTTCTTCCCACTGGATCAGAATGATTTACAAAGTGATTAGAGTAACAAGAATAAATGAGAGAGGAAGCAAAATCCTAGATGAGATGACAACTCCATTGAGAACATACAATAGATGGTTAAAAATTCAAGACATCAGACACAGGACGTCACTTTTGGAATACTGGTCTAATTAAGGGAGCCGAGTCTAATTGGACCAGCCGAAGGTCAGTCAACGTTTCTGTGAAAAAAACATTTAATTCTTTCAACAACGGTCTGTTATCGCCTTTTTCTCTATTTTTTATTGTTTTTTTGTTAAGCGT